GCAGGGGAGTGTTTGGAAGGCGATTTGCAAGGGAGAGCTTATGGCATGCGGTTCCCGAACTTAGAGGAAGCCTATAATGCGCTGCCTCTGGTTCCAGGTGCAATGCCAGTCGTGCAGCAAGGTTTTGAACACGCCGGAATACCTATGGCCAAGTCTCCTTTCTCAGTACATTGCAGTAAGGATAGTTCCTTTGAGAGAACACGGATGTTTGATGTTTTGAAACCCCCTTATGATCTAGCTTTATTGCGGCGTACAGGTGAGCTTGACCCGTGGGAAATAGGGTTAAAGAAACAAGCGAAATTTGTTAGGTACCGATATGACGATCAGGACCAGCGGTACGAAGGCTTCTTAAGACGTGGAGCGTCTTTGTTCCCGCGCGTTAAGTGTCGCACACTTACACGAGAAGAAGCCCTTGAGGGTTTAGTTTTGTCCTTCCCTGATTTATCGAAGGGTGCGGGTCACCCCTGGGGAGGAATTAAAGCCCAACTGTATGATTCTGAAAAGAAGTTAAAACTAGAGGTGCATGAATACCTGGATTATTGTGAATGGCATCTGGGTGCTTACGGACGGTTGCCCCCGTTCTTGGCTACTGAATGGCTCAAGGACGAGAAGAGGGCAATTTCAAAGGTCAAAGAAGGGAAGACGCGAATTTTTTATGTTATGTGCGCAATGCATTTCCTCTTATGTCGAATTTACCTCGGTGATTACATCGAGAAATACAAATCGAAGACTCTTGAAGGAAGGCATACACTCGGAATGCCACCGACAGGATATAATCTGTTACAAACGCTCCTGAGTGTTGATTTAGACGGGAATGTTCTGGATGAGGTCCATGTGCTTTCCGATGATATTGAATCATGCGACAAAAATGCGCGTATATGCATGGCCAGGGTTATCACCCAAGATATACTCATCCCAGCCTATGGAGAGGGTGAACAGGAATACTACACCGACATTGGCAAACTGAGTTATGATAATTTGATGCGGTACAATTTGGTTCACGCTAGCATTGGGTCACCCCATTTGATACCATGTGGGGTTGTTCCAGGGATCAACAGACAAAGAGCTATATATTCTTTCCCCCAAGGAGGAAACACCTCGGGTTCTTTAACTACAACGGTTCCGACCAACGAGTTGATTACGAAATCAGTGGGCGCCTTTGTCCATGATATGCATCCTATATCTCTAGCGACTAACGGGGACGACCATACGATGGGTTCAGAGAAACCTTTCGATTTCTCTCCTATCGCTAAGAAGATCTACGACGAGTTCGGTATCCGAGTGACGGCTGAAGATAAAAGTTTGGATTTTCATTTTAAACGCTTCGAGAATATTAGTTTCCTAGGGAGAGAGGTGGCTCTAGTGCCTTACATTTCGACTCAGCCAATTGGACGGTTACCTCTCGATGTGATAAGGCGTATTCCGTGTTTTGTGAGGAAGAAGAAATTTCATGATAACTGG